ATCGCACACTGTGCCACGTATTCTCCGACACCACCTGAATGCTCGGTTGTCTCCTTGTGTCGGATGTTCAAAACCACACACATCACATTCTGATTTAACGCGAAACATTATTTTCTCTTATCGCCTACCACTACCATGAATGCTAGTGTTAGACACACAATCGCCGATACTGTTACTACTGTCCAATTCATCTTTACACCTCCTATAGATAGTTGCGGCCAATCAGCCGCATCCATTCTCTTCTTGCTTGCTCTGCTGTATAGCCTTGCTCTATCAACTCAATTTCATATTTCAGTTGATAATGTTGTCTAAGCTTTTTATTTTCGCTTATTGCCCATTCTGTACTGTTGGCATGAAGCTCCTCATGGTGCTTTCTGCAAACATCTACCTGAAACTTGTTATCAATAGATATTTGTCTATTAGCTCCAAAGAACACTTCATGTCTTTCTGCATTTCCTTCTCCGCAATACTTACATCTCCTGTACTTCTTGTTTTTCCAGCCATTGACTTTTTTCTTTTTCTTTGTTGTCTTTGGCTTAGGAAATGGGCAGTTTTGATAGTAATTGTCCAATTTGCTCATATCATCAACCACACGACCGGGATTGCGAGTGCTATAATCATTCCGATGTCGAATATCAGGAATAACATATTTGCATTCTTGTAACTGCCCTCGATGTATTCATATAACCCCGCTAATCCCACTAGCAGCATTGCCATAATTACCCACCACGAAGCTTTTAACATTTTTCCTCCTACTCGAACTTTACCCTTCCCCATGTATCAGCATCTTGAGTCGCTGGCTCTTTGCAGCTAACTATAGGGAGTGCTAGTTCTTCTACTATTGCATCTTCAATCTCTGGAAGCTCCGTCCTTGTGAGCTGTTCTTCAGAGAGCATATCTCCGAAATAGCGCTTTCTTCTATCGATATCCACATTGCCCTCCTAGATTGTCATCTGGTTTGTCTGCTTCTTTGTGCGCTTGATATCAACCTTGCCGGCAATGCCATTAATTTTGATTTCACTATTGGCAGCACTGAATTTTGCATTGCTGATAAATCCTGCATGGATTAGTTCGCATGTTGTTTTAACGTATCTGAGGCTTGTATCATCTAACGGTATGAAGTTTAGATTCCTCGACTGCTCTCCGCACAACATCTCAACATTCTCTTCCATCATGCGATGCCATTTTGCCTCGTTCTCACAATCACAAGATTCACTAGCGATTCTATCTGCTTCTTCCTGAGTCTTTGCAGATACTAAATGCATCTGTCCACAGTTCTTACATAATCCTTCCATTTTCTTCCTCCTGTTCTATCTCTGCTTTGCACACCATGTATCGGTGTGCTTCTGTCAGTACGAATGTGATACCAACTATCACCATTCCAATTACAAATGTTTTAATTACCATTCCAAGCTCCTTGCCTCGGCTGATACAAGCCCGTACTGTGGAAATTCTGCGTTAAAGGCTTCTAAAAACTCCTCGTCTGTAAACGTTGAGAACGCAATGGTTCGTTTGTAAATTGTTGAAAAGACAGAGGCTTGGAAGTTGTACATTACAACGTAATCTCCTTCGTATTCAGGGCTTTCTCCGTAAACCCTATCAAGCAGTTTCCCTTGCTTCCCTTTATATTCGAATCGAACAAACAACTGTTCTCACCCCTTTACGTTTTCGGGCGGTGGCAAAATCTTGCGGTCTAATATGATTAGTTTGTCTTTATTTTTTGTCATAACTCCTCCTTACTTATCTCGCCCCTAGCATGTAGAGGAACAGCCACAGTGTTGGTATAAATCCCGCAAAACTAATCGCAGCGATTACCTCCTGTAGTGGTGTACTGCCATTCTCTTCACACGCATCCTTTAACACCTCTTTCATGCTCTTAAACATTTTCATACCTCATTAGCTCTCTATAACTTCTGTCTATTTTCGTGATATCTAGTCCTGCTAGTTCAAAGAGAATATCTTTGTCTATTAGTCCTGGAATATCTGAGTAGATTCTTTGATTTCTCTCTGCCATTTCCTCTAACACAACTCTCTTAATCTTTCCTGCTGTGCTTGATGCACAGTCAAAAAGTTCCTTGATATCCTTAGTCATAAGGTATGTGTTGTTGTGGTATATATCATGTGCTGCCCTGGTAGAGGCTCTTACTCTAGGAAACCGTCTATTATTGTTCATGTTGTGCCTCCTTGTGATATGTTCCTTTCGAGATGTATAATCCCCCTATAAGGAGGATTCAAATGACAACTTTTGATATGATTTCTATAACTATTTCTATTGTTGGGCTTCTTGGTGGTTTTTCTTCATGGTTCTATATGTGGCTAAAGAGTCGCCTCAATATAAGAATCAGAATATTATCTAAATTAATTAAAAGTAGAACGAATTTCATTCTTCTCTATATGAGCTTTTCTAATGAATCAACTCTGCCTGTTGCTATAACAGCTATTAATTTAATCATTGAAGATAAACCCATTCATTGTTTAGAGGTTCCTGACATAGTGCTCTCTCGAACTAGTCGTTCTGGTTCAACTGTGACTAATCAAGAAAAGCATTATTCGATGGAAATACCTATTAACATACCCGCTCTTTCCGCTACGTCTGGTTATGTTTTGTTTCCAGTTGAGCCAGATATTCAGCTACCAGCTTCCAACATTCTTTCTTTTGAAGTTCACACCAATCGTGGCGTGATAGATAGAATCGCACTTCAATTGCCTGTGGCCAATCTGGTGCCGATGGAAGATAATTAATTACTTCATGCATGGTCCTTTTCCCCCTTCAGCTCTCTTTTCTTTGTGATATAATTTCCGTTTAGCTATCTGTATCTTCGATTGCTTTGAGTGCTGCGACATTGATTGTTTCTTTCTTGAGCTTGTTGATTCAGCTTTATTCTTAGTATGCGTTTACGCAAATCTTGAACTTCACTATCTAAGTCTTTATGCAGCTTTTCGATTTCTCTGTTATTGCATACAACTGCAACTCCCAGCAGCATCACGGCTATTGATAGGATTGATATTGCTACAAAAGTGGTAATGTTCATTTCTTATCCCTCCCTACAGCTCTTCTTTCCAATAGTGACTGTAATTCCTAAATTCTTAAAAGCTTTATCTGCAGCATCCAGTGAAATGTTTCGCTTTCCTGTTTCCCAGTAAGATACAGAGCGACCTGTACACCCCAGCAAAGCACCGAACTCTTTATAATTCATGTTGCGTTTTCGCCTCTCAATTTTAAGTATGTTTCTTATCTCTTCAGATTTCCTCATATTGACCTTACCTCTACTTTCTGATATATTGTTATCAAACACATGTTCACAACAATATGTTGTGTTATTCTTTAAGAAAGGAGGTACTCTGTTATGGCAGATCATATTAAGCCAGGGACCGATAACCAGCCGGCTGGAACTTATCACGAGACTGGAGTGAACGGCGATAAATTAAAAACAGGTAAGACCGTTCACATCGACCAGGGTGATAGATTACCACCTACACAGAAACCTGGTAGAGGCTGGAAAAAATAACCCTTGCAAAAGTCGTTGTTCTTGCAACGGCTTTTAAATTTCAATCCTTCTCTTCCAGAAACATATTGAATAACCAAATATATTAATCTGTATCCAAGCTTCAGCGTATCTTTTTCCCTCTTCTACATACTTTGTTATGTAATGCTTAATCATGTATTCCTCCTTTTTTGTGTGATATACTCCCTCTACAGGCTGCTCCAACAGCCGAGTTTTTAGAAAGGAGATTGTTTGAAATGGCTTGTGATTATAAATCAACTTTGCAGATTGCTAGAGACATTACCGTTGCCGCGTTATCCGCATCAACTTCTACTCTTGTAGGACGACGTGACGGTGAGGCTATTGGCGAAATGTTTACAGCAATTCACGAAGCTGTTGTTAAAGCTAATAAGGATGTTATTTCTAAAAATCAGAATGTCTCTTATTAGCCTTTAATTCTCAGTTTGGCTAGAGGCTCGACCAGTTGCACAATTTCTCTTGTGCATACATCTGATGACAGTCGAGCCTTTATTTCATTAGCCAGCATCTCTTGCACCTCAGATGTGATTCGTGCTTCTTTTTTCAAGTAGTATGAAAAAGATTTCTCTTCTTTTTCGCAATCCTTTTCTGCATCACCCTTCAGGGTTTTAATTTTCTCTTTAGCATCGTTCAATTCTTCTTCAATGCTTGCTAGCTTATGTTTAGTTTCTTCTAGCATCTTTTCTGTGGCTCTGAATTTTGGAATTTCCATTTTGTTTTTCCTTTCTTAAACCTCTTCATCACTGTTTCATCTAACATGTTAGATATTTATGCCAAAAAAATTTCATTTGCCTTTTTATCTAAAGCATCTGCAATCTTGGAAAGTGTATTGGTACTAACTTCAACAATTCTTCCAGATTCTAGCTTCGATAGTGTAGCTCTTGATATTCCAGCTTTATTCGCTAATTCCTCTTGTGACATATTTAGTTCTTTCCTAAATTCTTTTATTTTATATCTTGGCTTCATTTATTTTCCCTCCTGTCTATTATTGTTTACATTTTGGAGTCTAACATGTTATACAGGCTTTGTCAACGATTTTTGTTTAACTTGTTTTACAAAAGTTGTATAATCTGTCTAACAAGTTTTACATTCGGTTTAAAGAGGAGTAATCAATGGCTACATTGGGAGAGATTATTTACAATTATCGTGCAGCTAATAATTTAAGTATGGAAGCTTTTTCAAAATTAAGTGGCATTAGCAAAGCATATATTTCAATCCTGGAACGCAATGCTCGCCCTGGAACAAACAAGCCTGTTGCGCCTTCCATTGAAACAATTAAGTTGGCTAGTGATGGAATGAATATGGATTTTAACGAATTGTTCCGAATGCTTGAGGGGAATGTTAGACTTGAGAGTTTAGATACAAAACCACTCCCATCAAACATAATGGTGCCAGCTGGTCGACAAATTCCTATCCTGGGTACTATTTGTGCTGGGAATGGCATTCACTGCGAAGAGAATTTCGAGGGATATTTCTTAGTGGATAGATCTATCAAGGCTGATTACTGTCTACGAGTTAAAGGTGACTCTATGATTGATGCCAATATATATGATGGGGATATTGCTTTTCTCAGGAAAGATTTTGACTTTATAGATGGCGAGATCTACGCAGTATGCTATGGTGCGGAAGAGTCCGCCTCTTTGAAGAAGTTATACAAGGTAGATAATAAGATGATGCTTCAACCATGCAATACAGATTATGCTGCTGCATTTGTTGATGTAGATGATGTAGTTATTGTTGGTGAGTGTATTGGTACTTATCATGCCAGGTAATTGATTGTTGTTTATAGAGTGTTGGGACCTGCTCTGTGATTAAGAAAGGATGAAAACATTATGAAGAAATTAATCACTCTATTAGTAATGCTAACCGTTGTATTTGGAATGACAGCTTGTAATAGCAAGCAGAAAGCATCCCAGCCGAAGAAACCATATAACCTATCGGGTGAATGGAAGCAAGTCAACGGAGACGAAGATGGATGGCAACAGGCGACCGTTACAGATGATACTATCGAAATCTATTGGATGAGCGACGACACAAAAGCTCTATATTGGTCTGGAACATATGAAAAGCCAACAAAATATACAAAGGTTTATAAATGGACTTCAACAGCTAATAAAGAAAAGCACGAAAGCGCCTTAATGGCATCCCAAGACGATACAAAAGAGTTCTCCTACGACGGCAAATATATTACCTATAAAGCATCTGCACTAGGTGTAGAAAAAAAGATGAAGCTTGAAAAAGTAAAGCAGTAAAAAAATATCGCCATACTACAGTAAGGGTAATACTACAAGAAAGGATATGAGGATGAGTAAGCCACTTGATAAAGATCATGTAATAAAAAATAAAAAAAGAGGGATTTGCTCTTTAAATACTTTGTTGGAAACTTATATCTCGGATGATGCAACTCTTAAGAAAGCTAACCTGATTTCATACTGGATAAACGACTATGCAAAAATGCTTTCTTTTGAAGATAAATTTATTCCGAGCCGCAACACAACATATAAGCGTGGCGACATTTTAAAAGTAAATTTTGGTTTTAGAGTTGGCTGTGAATACGGAGGACTTCATTATGCTGTCGTCCTCGATAAATCCAACGAACATAATTCCCCAACAATTACAGTTGTTCCTTTGACATCTAATAAAAATACCGACTATAAATTAAGATCAACTAATGTCGATATTGGGGATGAACTGTATCAAAAGCTAAAACTCAAGCACGATACTTTAAGCGCAAATTTAAATAGAGCTATCGATGAGACGCAAAAGTCTGCCGAAACTCTTCAAGAAACTCTAGATATTTTAAATGGTCTAGATTCCGAATCAGTTGCAATTGAAACAAATCCACCAAACGAATTAAACTTAGAAGATGCACGCTTTCGACTTTTTAGATTAATTAGATATGAACAAGAACGATTAGATAAACTTCATTCTGAATTTTATTTTTTAGAAAAGATAAAATGCGAAATTTCTAAAATGAAAGCTGGAAGTATTGCTATTTCAAACCAAGTTACAACAATTAGCAAAATTAGAATTCAAGACCCTAAAACATCAGCAGGGGTTTTAGCAGGAATTCGCTTATCTGGAGAGAGTATGGATTTAATTAACGAACGAATAAAGGAGTTTTATATTTTTTAAAATAGTACTTGTAATAGAGGTCTTTGTTTATTATAATGAGAACACAAAGTCTAAAGGACATCTAATTGAAGACATAAGTCTAATTGAGACCTCACACATAGCGTGTGGGGTCTCTTACGTTTTTGAAGATA